TCCTTAATTGGATTGGGAAAAACACTCAATTTGTAAAAGATATTTTAATATGGAACAAAAAAAATTGTCCTCCAAATATAGTAAAGGGAGCATTCAACACTAAATTTGAATTCATTTTCTGCTTTGATTTAAATCATGATGGGGGCAGAAATTTTCCATGCTCCTGGCAAGGTAAATATGCAAATGTTATAGATTTAGAAAGCAATCTAAATAATCAAGAAACAGACTTACATCGTGCAGGTTTTCCTGTATCATTTCCATCTTGGATAATTGAAAAAATGGATTTCTCAAAATCAATCTTAGATTTATTTTGTGGCACGGGTACTACAATGGTAGCAGCACATCAACTCAAGCGCAAGTGCTACGGGATGGAACTAGATCCTAAGTACTGCCAAGTCATTGTCGATAGAATGCGTAAATTAGACCCAGCTTTAGTCATTAAGAAAAACGGAGTACCTTTGTAATATGGCAAGACCAAAATCACCAATCGACTGGATAGAAATGGGACGGCTCGTACAAGCTGGATGCACGGGAGTGCAATGCGCTGCCTATTTAGGCATTGACGAGGAGACATTTTACAACCGCTGCAAGGATGACTTGGCAATGGGTTTTACCGAGTTTTTACGGCAAAATAGAAGCAAGGGAGATGCTTTGTTATTAGCTAAGCAATACGAGTCAGCTTTGAAGGATAAAGACCGTGGAATGCTTATTTGGCTAGGTAAACAAAGGCTAGGGCAAAGAGATAGATTCGACCACGACCATACAACTAAAGGCGACAAAATTACGCCACCAATTGAGTGGATAGCATCCGAATAATAGATAAATACAAGCCGCTATTTTTAGAGACACCTAAAACGCGTTATTACTTAATAACTGGCGGTCGTGGCTCAGGCAAGTCCTGGACGCTTTCAATGTTTTTATTAAACCTTACTTACGAAGAGGGCCACGTTATCCTATTTACGCGTTGGACTTTGACCTCGGCTTTTATTTCAATCATTCCCGAATTCATTGATAAGATTGATTTAATGAATAAGGCTGAGGACTTTGAGATTACTCAGAGCGAGATTATAAACAAGGCAACTGGATCAAAGATTTTGTTTCGAGGTATCAAGACCAGCCAAGGCACGGCAACCGCTAACCTAAAATCAATTGCTGGAGTTACAACCTTTATTTTAGACGAATCCGAGGAGTTAATGGATGAGGATGTGTTTGACCGCATCGACCTTTCTATTCGTGCCGTAAACAAGCCAAACCGCGTTATTTTGGTAATGAATCCGAGTTACAAGTCACATTGGATTTACAATCGCTTTGTAAAGTTTCCAAGGGAAGACACAAGGTACATTCATACCACCTACCTAGACAATCAAAACAATTTGTCGCCGTCTTTTGTGGCTCAAGCTGAGAGGACTAGAACGGAAAATCTACACCGATACAACCATTTATTCCTTGGCCATTGGCTGGAAGACGCCGAGGGAATGTTGTGGAATAGGCAAATAATTGAACGCCTTAGAATGGCAACTGCACCACAACTAGAGCGCATCGTTGTTTCAGTTGATCCAGCAGCCTCGGCAAACCTTGACTCAGACGAAACTGGTATTGTTGTTTGTGCTAAGGATGCAAAAGGCAACGGTTACGTTTTAGAAGACCTTAGCGGTAAATATTCACCTAGCCAATGGGCAGCCGTAGCGGTTAAAGCTTTTGAACGCTGGAACGCCGATTGTATTGTTGCGGAAAAGAATATGGGCGGAGATATGGTTGAAAGCGTTTTGCGGTCGCAAAATACGACCGCAAGGATTAAACTGGTAAATGCAACTAAGGGAAAGTACGTCAGAGCTGAGCCTATTTATTCTCTTTATGAGCAAAATAAAATTTACCACATTGGCCAATTTCCTATCTTAGAAAATCAAATGATTACTTTTGACCCTGACAAAGGCAAATCACCTGACCGCGTGGATGCGCTTGTTTGGGGATTTACCGAACTATTATTGGGTTCTAAATTCACCTTTTCAATATGAGCAAAGAAACAATTGCAGCGCTTATTTTAATGTTTATCTGCTATCTTTTAATAGCATTCGTGACGCTAGATTTTAATCCATTAACCTGGCATTGGATTGCTCGAGCGGTAATGGTCGTAATTTGGTTTTACGGACTTGCATTTTTAGAAAAAAATAAATAGGTATATTTGTTAAAACGAATATGCTATGCTCTTAAAGGCTCTTCAGAATTACATCGCACCAACGGTTACGCCGACAAAGACTTATCCCGATGTAAACCTACTCAATCAAATCCTATATGGCCAATTCACGGCCTCCACGCTTGTTGTTTGGTACGATGCTAATCAGCAAACATTTATTGACCAAGGTTACAAAGGAAACGCGCTGGTTTATTCAATTATTCGAAAGATAGCCGAGAAAGGCAAGCAATGCCCGACATACGTTTACAAAGAGACTGAAGCAAGCAAGAAATACAGAGGCGGAAAATATAGCGCTAAAGAGCTTAACAGAGTTCAAAGCATAGCATTTAGAAAGAAGGAGCTTGAGGATGTAACTTATTTAGACCCAGTTAACCAGCTAATTAAGAACCCGAATCCAATGCAAACTTGGAGCGAGTTTCTTGATTCGATGCTAACTTGGTACAATACAAGCGGTGAAATATTCGTTTACGGCTTTTCCCCAGCAGCCGGCCCAAATAAGGGCAAAATAAAGGAGATGTACGTAATGCCGTCTAACTACGTGGAAATCGTAGCTGGAAGCTTATTCGAGCCAGTACGTGGCTATAAATTGATTATTGGCGACCAAAACATTGAGATACCAGCAGATCAAGTATTGCACATCAAAACCACCAACCTTACTTGGGATTTGAACGGCGCGCAACTTCGCGGAATGCCACCGCTTTTGGCTGGTTTAAAGACTTTGCAAGCGAACAACGAAGCAACTGAAGCAAAGCAAAAGACTTTCCAAAACGGAGGAGCCAAGGGTATTATTTCGCCTAATATCACCAACCCTGAGTTTTGGCCATCTCCAGATCAGCGCGCTAAGATGGACGAGCGTATCGATGAGCGTATCAACGGAAATAAAAACATTAACAAAATCGTTGCCTCTTCTATTCCTTTGCGTTACGATGCAATCGGATTGTCTCCAGTTGCGATGGACATTATCAACTCTCAGAATATGGACTTGCAAACGCTTTGCGGTCTTTGGGGAGTTAATCCAGTTCTATTCAGTTCCAACGCTACCTTTGCCAACCTAGAACACGCTCAAAAGGCTTTGGTAACTGACGTAATTATGCCGCAACTCCAAATGATTGAGGAGAAGTTTACCCAATGGATTGGCAAGTCTTACGGAATGGATTACGTTATCGACTTTGATATTTCCAGCTTTAGCGAGCTTCAACCCGATGTACAAGTAATCCTTGAGACATACGGCAAGTCTCCTTACTTTACTGGTAATGAAGTCAGAGGCCTACTTAACTGGCACGCAAGCGAAGACCCAGCAATGGACGTGCATTGGATTCCTAGCAATGTGATTCCAAGCGAGGAGGCTTTAGGTAATGCAGCGACAGACTTTGTAGACTTCCCAGCCTAAGCAATGAAAAAAATAAATTACTCTAAGGTCAGAAGGTCAGCACAAGCCGATCTAAAGAAATACGAACGCCTTGGAGTTAAAATATTTACTCAAGCATTAAAGGAGCAAGCTAAACCAGTTGTGCCTTTGTTGCCTATGCAAAACGCTTACGTTGAATTTTACCAAGCGGTCTTTGTTGATTCAGCGCGTAAAGAGTTTAACCGAATAAGACAAGACAACCGCGAAAAGGCTTTTATTCCCGACGATTTCTTTTTAAACACTTGGAAGGAATGGATAAAGGATTGGGTTTTGCAAAACCTTGGCCAGCTTATCTTGGATGTAACCGACACAACCCAAAAGAAGGTAAATGAGATAATTGCTCAAGGAATTGCAGACGGATTAAACCCGTTTCAGATTGAAAGGCTTTTACTTGAGTTTATTCCCGATGTAAAGCGAGCGCGAGCAATTGCTAGGACTGAATCAACCCGAGCTTACAATGAAGGCAAAAAGAAATCCGCTGACGATTGGGCAAGACAAACAGGGACACAACTTTGGAAGTTATGGATTCACGGCGGATCACGAGAGCCAAGGATTGAACATATCCAAGCACAAGACAAACCTATAAGAGCAGACTTATTTTTCCCATTTACAACTAAGGGAGTCCAAGTTTTTATGGACAAGCCTGGAGACATAAACGGAGGCGCTGCTCAGACGGTCAATTGTAGTTGTGTTGTGGTTTACATTTCCGAGTCATACGCTCGCCGAAACTTCCCTAACTCATTTACCATTTAGTCGCCTTTTGTTTCCTAATTTTTTTTCTTTGTATATTTGGGTAAACGAATAAGCAATGGCGGAAACGTATTCAGATTATCCCGAAGCAGTTAGGAACAACGCAAAGAGAGTTTTGGATTATGTTGACGAAAATGGTTGGGGCCCTTGCGGAACGCCAGTAGGCAAGCAAAGAGCCAACGATTTAGCAAATGGCAATCCGATTTCGTTAGACGTTTTAAAGCGGATGTTTTCGTATTTAAGCCGTCACGAGGTTGACTTGGAAACTTCTACGTCTTATTCGGATGGTTGCGGATTACTTATGTATGACGCTTGGGGAGGTAAGGCTGCTTTGACTTGGAGCAGAAATAAATTAAAGGAATTAGAAAAAACTAGCGATATGGGTTTTGTAAAAAAAGGATTGAACCAAGGCTTTCAAGATGCCGATATGAAGCAAGGAGTTGTTTCGGGATACTTTGCCGTTTTCGGAAACAAAGACCTTGATGGCGACATTATTGAGCCAGGAGCATTTACCAAGACAGTAATGGAGCGTGGCCCTCAAGGAAAACAATTAATTAAGTATTTGCTAGATCACGACAAAAACAAGGTAGTTGCTAAAATAACCAACCTTTACGAAGACAATAAAGGCTTGCGTTACGAGGCTAAAATTGGAACTCACGCAGCTGGCCAAGACTTTCAGAAAATGATTGAAAGCGAGCTTATCAACCAGCATTCTTTTGGTTTCAGAACTATTAAAGAGCAGTTCGACCAAGAGGCTAAAGCGAACCTAATTAAAGAAGTAATGATGTACGAAGGATCAGCGGTACAATTCCTTGGAGCTAACCCTGAGACCACGTTTATCGACCTTAAAAGCGAAGCGGACGCGTTCGAATACCTTAGCAGACTTGAGAAGTTTGTAAAGACATCCGACGCAACCGACGAAACACTTGAAAAACTAGAAAATCAACTCAAATCACTTTTGGAGTTTCTAAAGCCAGCCGAGCCTACTTTGGAAGTTAAGAAAGCCGAGGCGGTCGAAATAATTACAATTAACGAACTTAAAAAAGAATTAGAAAAATGGAAAATCTAACAATCGACGCCGTAAAGGCAGTCATCGCAGAAGCTGGCGAAGCTCTTAAGGCTAAGGCTAGCAACGCCGAAGTAAAGGCC